ATGAAGGTAATAAGTTTATTTAGCGGCTGCGGCGGATTAGACCTGGGGTTTGAAAGGGCAGGGTTTCAGATACCGATTGCGAACGAATATGACAAAACAATCTGGGATACATTCAAGGCAAATCACCCGAAAACACATCTCATTGAGGGAGATATCAGAAAGGTAAATGAAACAGAATTCCCGGAAGATATAGACGGAATCATAGGCGGACCGCCGTGTCAGTCCTGGTCAGAGGCAGGAGCGTTGCGAGGCATTAATGATGCCCGCGGACAGTTATTCTTTGATTATATAAGGATTCTAAGAAGCGTAAAGCCAAAATTTTTTCTGGCAGAGAACGTAAGCGGGATGCTGGCGAACAGACATTCCGAAGCTGTAAAAAATATCATAAATCTATTTGAAGAAAGCGGTTACGATGTAACCCTGAATCTTGTGAATGCCAAAGATTACGGAGTTGCACAGGAAAGAAAAAGGGTCTTTTATATCGGATTTAGAAAAGACCTTAAAGTAAACTTTAAATTCCCGGAGGGTTCAACAAAAGACAATGAAAAGAAAATCACATTACGCGATATCATCTGGGATTTACAGTATACAGCAATTCCGGCAGAGGATAAAAATAAACATAATCCGGCTGCAATAAACAATAATGAATATTTTACCGGCGCATATTCGCCGATATTTATGAGCCGAAACAGAGTTAAAGCGTGGGACGAGCAGGCATTCACAGTTCAGGCATCCGGCAGACAGTGTCAGTTGCACCCGCAGGCACCGAAGATGATAAAACACGACAAAAACGATTGCCGCTTTGTACCTGGTAAAGAAAATCTGTACAGGAGAATGACCATACGAGAAGTTGCACGAGTACAGGGATTCCCTGACGATTTCAAGTTCATATATAACAATACAAATGACGCCTATAAGATGATAGGGAATGCGGTTCCGGTTAATCTGGCGTATGAGGTAGCAACAGCAATAAAAGAGGCATTGGAGAAATAAGACACAACAGCAGGCAAAAGCCTGCTGCTTTTTTTTGCATAAAAAACGAATTGCGTATTATACACCAATACAAAAACTCTGTCAATAGACGAAAATTTCAAAACAAGGCACATGTCAAAAAATAAGCATCAAAAACAGGTGAAATTGGTAAAAATGCATAAAAATTTTGTGAAAGGTGCACGTAAAGTCGAGATTACAGAAGCAAAATTTTGTTAAATATAATGAATTCACCGATTAAGAAAAGAGTCGGAATTACATATAAATTAACTAAAAGAAAAGGAGAAAAAACTATGAGTAATAAATTAATCAAGAATAAAAAAAACTTAAAAAGAGAAAGGACTATATCTACTGATTGTGTGATTACTGTTGACAAAAATCTGGAAAAAAGTAAAGTCCTTGAGAGCATAGGATTACTGGATAACGTAACAGGAGAACTGTCCGAGGACCAAAAAGAAAAAATGAGTAAATTATATATGGCGACATCCATGTATTGTATCAAGAACAGGATTTATCTTACCACACCGGTATTACATCTGATAATTGCCGGGCTATATACGATGAGAAAATTTGACTCTGCTACATGGGATTTCCTTGTAGAAAAGGCAAGAAACGATGAGATTACGTTAAAAAATTTAAAAAATGCAGTTATGGTATATAACATAAACAAACTGCCACATCGTGAATTTCCGTTATGTATGCAGATTACCATAGAGGAGGAAATCTGCATACAGACAGAGAACTATATGAAGGCGTTTGCAGACATAATTCTGTATATAACAAAAAATATTGAACCATTATCAAATAAAGATACGGATATGGTTTTGACAGCACTCAAGTATATGAACGATAGCTCCCCGGAATTGAGCCTCTGTCCAAAATGTTAATAGCAAGGAACCGACAGGAATATTTTCCTGCCGGTTTTTTTATGTCTTCCATGTTCATAATTTATTCATATTTCATTCAAACTTCAGAAACTTGTTTTTGCACTTTTTTATTTTTATTTTGCATATTAATAGTGTAAGAAAAAATGAGAAATAAAATTCGGCCGGCAGTAATAATAGTGATGAAAATGAATAGATGAAAACTGACCGTGAGCTGTTTTTTATAAAGAAATTTTTTCAGCATATTATATATGTAGATGAGAGAGGGAGAGGACCTCAGATGCAATTAATAGCATCACAAAACCGATTTTTATTCTACAAAAAATTCAGCATATTATATGTGTAAAGATAACGAGGAGAATAATTAGACAACCGAATTGGCCGGTATCAATAATGATGAGGATGAATAGAGGAATACCGTGAGCTGAACGAATGTACGATTTTTATTTTCTAAATTATTTCGCATATTATATATGTAACAAAGAAAAGCCGAGAGAGAGCGGCAAATATTTTTAACACAAAAAAATGTGCATACGGTGTACACAAAAACAAAAACCAGGAGGAAAAAAGCTATGAAAAAAGAAAATATCAAAACAACAGAAAATATTAAAAATCAGGAGGAAAAAGTTATGAAAAAAGATGCATTAACAGAAAAAAAGAGACGCGCTAGTATATGCGATAGAGGGATGGTATTGCAATTGCGATGAATTACTACAGAATCTATTAGAACTCAACAACTGGGACAGACCGGAAGATTTCGCATACAGAGAGGAGATACAGAAAATCTTCACCCTGACAGATTACTCACACGGTGCATATTATGACCCGGTTAGAGATAACAACGCAGTGATTATTAAAGAGGCGATTCAGGCGTATGTCAATGAACAGCCGGAGTCATATTTTGAAGAGATTGAAGATAAAGAGCTGATTGATATTATGCTGGACGCATACTGGGCGACAGATATTGATATTGTAGAGACAGAGTATAGAAAATTCGGATTTATAAAGGCAGTACAGGACGCACCAGCCGAGGTTTTCAGCGATGATGAGGACGAGGCCGAAGAGCTCCGTGAAAAGCTCATTAATTTCTATTCATCAGAGCCGACGCTTCGTTTTGAGGATTATAAATACGATAAAGATATGGATTACGACATATACGAAACGATGCAGGAAGACATGAACAGCAGAACGTTTCTAGTATATTAAGGCGGTGAAAATATGAAGATTATAGGCACCACACAATGCTGTGACACAATAGCAGAGGCCGCAAGTCTCACAACCGCCGGGGGCTGCATATATTGCAACCCGCCGGCCGGTATTTCCAGCCTGACAGAGGCAATGCCTGAAAAATATACCACATATGAGGAGTATGCGAGGGATTTATTCCAGTATATAGACTCTATGCAGCCGCAAACATTATACATTGAGGCAGGAATAACTAACCGTGAGCTGCTGCTGCAAACCTGCCGGAGGCGTTTTAAGCATGTGGACCTTGACGAATGCCGCGCCGGGTACAGGACGAGCCGCCGCTGCTGGGTTATCAGATGCGGACAATCTGCCCCCGCGCCTCACCCGAACAGAGGCAATATGGGGACACGCGGATATATTAGATGGATATGCAGGCAGGAAGACATCATGAATATAGTTCATATTTATATGACTGACGGATGGCTTGAATTCCAAGGATACAAAAATGAAAAGAAAATCATCAGTGTATTAAAATCAGGAGTCAGTCAAGAACGGTTAAAAAAGATGATTGCTGAATATGATGCAAAGCAGGCAGAAAGAGATAAACAAAGCCGGCGAAAGCACCCCCGAGCCTGATATCAGATGATATCGGCTCACGGATGCGAAAAAAATTTCCAAAAATAATTTTATTTAGCATATTAATAATGAGAAAACAAATCACGTTTTTCTCATGATACAGCGGGCAGAGCCCGCTTGTACCAGACGCGGGCGGTGATTCCGCCCGACGTTAATTCCATTCAAAAGCCCCGGGCGCAACAGCCCGGGAAATCAAAAGAAAAAATAGGGAGGAAAAGAAAATGAAAGAAAAAGAAAAATCAAAATTAGGATTATTTGGCGGAATTCTAACATTATCCGCATTCGTATTAAAACGCCAGGTAGATTCATATAAATTGAAACAGCGGGCATTCCAGGATATGGCTGAGGCGGATGCCGAGGAGGAGAGGAGACTAAAAGAACTTCAGGACATTCCAAAACCGGAGAGTCCAGATGATGTAACGATAGAGAGCCGTGAGGTCACATTTGAGACTACAGACAATGAGAGTTACACAACCGCATATACTGGGTTGTACTGCAAGGGGAAATTCGTAGACAAATTTGAGACGAAAGGCGAGGCTGAGGCAGCACGATTACAATTTTTACACGATAATGGCGTTGAAAATACAGAGGATTTCACGCTATAAGTACAAAAAAATAGGAGGAAAAGAAAATGAAAAATATCTTAAAAAAAATACGCGGCGGCAGCGATAAGAGCCGCAAATATCCGTATAGAGCAACAAAACCGGATGGTATATATATTTGGGTTGCAGATGCTATCAGAGAGGCGAAACCGGAAGATTTTAATGTATACCCGGAGCAGCAAACAATTTATCTGATGTCTGTACCAATGGAGACTGTGACACAATGGGTGTTATCAGTTACAAATAAAAATAATGTTGTGTATACACTGGGACGTTACAGTTCAGAGGCACAAGCATACAGGATGATGCGCCTGGTAATCAAACACAGGTTACTGCCGGAGTATCATGCACCGACACTGCGAGAATTAATGGAGCAGCAGGAGGTAGCGTGATGTGTGGAGAGTTCACAGTTGAATTGGTTAGGCCTGGCAGATATGAGTGCAATTACACCGGAGAGCCGAAAGCGATGACAAAAGTTGTCTTTGCGAAAGATAAGCGGATTGCAACAAAAATTTTTATGGATTATCTGAGGGCTGCGGACAGGGCGGCGAGACGAGGTGTAACACAATGAGAAAAATTATATCTGGCATATGTATATTGGCTATCGCTCTAATCGTCATGTTTGTCATATGCGCAATTCTAGCAACAGTTATACCCGGAGTGCATTTTGAGGTGATATATACAGTATCAGTGATAGTATCAATCATTAATGTAATAATTCAAATGATAAATTGGTAAAAAAATGGCTTTTTATAGATAAGCTCCGACAGAATATTCTGTCGGGGTGTTTTTTTTGCCTCTTTGTAGAACATAATGCACTGAATTTTGCTTTTGCGCTCATTCTTCATATTATCTTCAGCCGCCGATGCGGTGGAGAAGAAATCTGAGGAGAATGAGAAATGAGTAATACAAATTTAACTAACTCAAAGCAAGCTAAGAATGATGAATTTTATACAATGTATGAGGATATTGAGAACGAGTTGCAGCATTACCCAGGAGCATTTGAGGGAAAAATTGTTTATTGTAATTGCGATAATCCAGAGTGGTCCAATTTTTGGAAATACTTTCACATCAACTTTGACCATCTCGGGCTTAAAAAACTTATATCAACACATTACGATAGAGAAAAACCAACTTATAAGATGGAGTATACGGGCGGAGATGACAATAATGTTGAAGCCGGCGTGATAACACCACTTGAAGGAAATGGAGATTTCCGGAATCAAGAGTGCATTGACCTTCTGAAAGAGGCTGATATTGTGGTGACAAATCTTCCGTTCAGCATTGCCCGTGAAGATTTTATACCTCAACTTTTTGAGTATAAAAAGAAATTTTTGATAATCGGTGATTTAAATTGGGTTACATACAAAATTATATTCCCGCTTTTAAAAAATAACGAGATGTGGATGGGTTATTCTGCAGTAAAAGAATTTCTGCAGCCTGACGGAACAATTAAGAAATTTGGAAATAAACTGTGGTTTACAAACCTTGACATTAAAAAACGTCACGAAAAACTCATACTGTGGAAAAATTACACACCGGCAGAATTCCCGCAATATGATAATTACGATACAATCAATGTTGAAAAAGTTTCAAATATCCCTTGTGATTATTGCGAATCCTGGGAAGTAACAGAAGAGGAGTTTAAGAACTTTCCGTCTGATGAATGGGAAATTACACGGACGGGAGAACGAGACGGTAAAAAGAGTTTCTTTATTATTCCCGCAGCTAATACAAAATTAAGAAAATTGCTTCATGAACATACAGCCGGGTATAAGGAGGAAATCGAAAATAAATTATTGAAATATCTAAAAAAAAAAAGATACTGCAACGGAATCTTTGGAGTTCCAATCACATTCCTCAACTACTTCAGCCCAGAGCAATTCCGAATTGTCGGAAACGAATATTCACTTGCTCTCGACAAAGGCCGAGGATACGTTCATGGAAAGAGAATGTACAGCAGAATCTTCATACAGAAGATACTGTAACGGAATCTTTGGAGCGCCAATCACCTTCCTTGACAAGTACAACTCAGCACAGTTTGAAATCATTGGAGCAACAGAGTCAGAAGGAAAGGGATTCAGTAACGGTTTGTGGTTTGCAGAATCAGGAATTGCACAGCCTCTTATCAACAAGCAGCGAAAATATAAGCGCTTGTTTGCAAGACAGATATTGTAATGGAATTTTGGGAGTTCCAATCACTTATTTGGACAAATATAGCCCTGAACAATTTGAGATTATTGGCATGCTGCAATCAAGTACTGATGAACAGGCCGGAATTCAGAACTTACGCTTTTACAATAATTTTCGCGAAATGCGGCAAGATATGTCATACACAGGCGCTTCGGGAGGAAAAGCAAACGGAAATCCGGTCATAAAAGAAAAACCTAAAAAAGGAAATTTTCTTTACAACGAAGAAACTGGCGAATATGTACATTCTGTTTATGCGAGGATTGTGATTCGCCGTAAGTTATAAAAAAAACAAAAGTAACAGCAAAAAGAGGCATAAAAATGGCAGCGGAAAAGAATTTTGAAAACAAAATCAAAGAAATTTTACATGTCCGCGGGGCGTGGAAAGTAAAATTTTTCGCCAACGCTTTCACTCCGGCCGGCGTACCCGATATACTGGCCTGCTACAACGGTAGATTCCTGGGTGTAGAGGTTAAAGGCGGCTCCAGTTACGGGTTAACGGAGCTGCAAAAATTCAACCTAAAGAAAATCCGTGAGGCCGGCGGTATAGGGATTTGCGTATATCCGAGCGGATGGCAGCAGTTCCTGAGCCTGCTGGACAGGCTGGATGCAGGGGAGCAGGTAGTGGTTACAGATGAAAATTATATAATGAAATAATAAGCGCCGGGGCTCTATGCCGCCGGCTTTCTTTTATGCTATAATCGGAGTATGGAGGGGAGGAATCGTATGAGACACTATATAATGGATTTACGGCGGAGCCTGCGGGCAGGAAAGAGCAGCCGTGTATATAATCACACACAAAGAGAAATGGCAAAAAATGCACTAAAAAAAATTTTGTCATGTGACACAATTGACATGATATATAACACTGGGTACTATCACGATTCAGATGAGAACATTGACAGGGATATTGCAGATATGAAAAATGTATCTGCAATTCGGAGAGTTATAGGGCATTTTCGGGCAATGGAGTATGCTATGCAGCATATAGACGATGTTATCACATATGAGCAAATTCGGCATATCCATGATTTGATATACAACGGTACACCGATGTATATTAACCGGGTTATGATAGCACCATTTGAGCATGAACCGTATGAGGACATCACAGGAGCATTGCGAGAGGTTACAGCGCTACACTCTGCAATCATACTATCAGGTGGAGACGCATTAACAGCCGGCATTGTCTCATATTGGCATTGTCTGAATAATTACACGGCGCCGTTCTATGTACACGCCGAGAACCGGGATACGTATGAAAAATATCTAAAAACTGGTAATGATGATTTGGCGAGATTTTTCAGGATTGAGCAGGACAGATACCGGAAAGAGACAGAGGGTATGCTATGAGAGAACAACCGGTACTAAAAGAAAATTTTAGCAATGCAGAGTTCCGGCAATGGCTGATTGAGGAGCATATATGGGAGGCTGAGCAGCAGATGGAGGCAATGCGGATTAATGATATTGCGTATCCGGAGGGGCTGGGCGTTCCATATGAGCAGTTTATGGAGCGGGTCAGGCGTGAGGGCCTGGACCGATAGCACGACAAATAACATAAATTGCTGACGCATTTTATGTTATTTCTTTGCCGAATCTTTTTGCAAAATTAAAGCTGCCGCAGAGTCGTTTGACTCCAGCCGCGGCTTTTTATATAATTGAATCATCAGGAGGGGGTGGCAGTATGATTGAGGATTTTGAGAGCATTCAGAAAAAATACAGGCATCTGTTACTAGCCCGAACGATTGGGTTGTCATACCGAGAGGTTGAGGAGCTGGTACATAAAAGCCGGCGAAAAGTTCATCAAGATGACGAGCCATTCCCGATACAGAGCGAGCAGCAGCGCCCGGAATAGGCCCGCACAGAGTGCGCTTTCTGAACCACCGGCGTGGATTCCGCCGGAGTATATCGGAATTCTTATTCCTTTCTTTGTTGCCGATATACAGGATACAGACAAACTTTCGTGAGTTCAGAGCGTGCACTGTGTGCAGGACGTCCCCCGTGCTGTACATAATGGAGCCGGCAGTGAGAAAGGGTACTGCCGGCTTGCTTTCTGTTATGGATGGATTCACCTGCTGTATGCAGCATGTGAATAAAAACGATTTTCAAAAGTAAAAAAATTCTGCATATTATATATGAGGCGTTAAGAGCTGGCCGCCGAGAGGCGGTGCTGAGGCGCCTCCTGAAAATATTTTATTTCATTTTCATATGCGCGGGATTGGACCCCCGCGATAACTCCTTTATTATATTTTTTTTTGATAAGCCCCGGCAGAGTGGTCTGTCGGGGTGTTTTTTTGCCTTCTTTGTTCATATTCTGTTCATATTTCATTCAAACTCCAGAAACTTGTTTTTTTCTTTTTTTATTTTTTTTCGGCATATTAATAGTGTAAGAAAAAGAATTTTAAAAATTTACTCACTCACGTATTGCAGTTGCTGATTTTTCAGCATACTGCATGTGTGAGATAAAACGACTATGGAGGAATGTCATTTTTTCTTGCATTCAGCAGATTATATTACAGACCGCAGTCAATGCGGATTACATACAGGAGGAACAGAATTATGATGAATAATACAGATATGATGCAAATGTTTCAGAGTATGACGCCGGAACAGATGCAGACAATGATGGCCATGATGGCCAATATGATGAATAAGGCGGAGGTTGACCCGGATTCGCCGGAGTATACAGCGACGAGAAATGCTGCGATTGAGGCGAAAACACGACCTGATACGGGTACATACTATGAATATTTTAACGAGGGGAAAATTGACAACGTAACCAAACAGGAACAATTTTACGATGATGCCCTTTATACAACGATATTTGGAACAATCACAAACGAAATTCTCCAGAACCAGCTACAGAACCAGCTGGAGCAGAGAGCGAAAAATATCGGCGGAACATCATTAGTGCAGATGTTCAGAAAAAATTGCACAGCAAAGAAAAAACAAATTAAAAAAGAAAACGAAATAAAGGCCGCCGCTGATGCGCAGGCGATGAGAGACCGAGAGGCGGCAGAGCTGGAAGAAAAAAGACGAATCGGGCATAAAACGGAATTTAAAAACATGCCGGAGTGGAGCACGGGTAATAAATACATTGGCGAGGATTGGATTTGCAACGATGAGGAGGGAATCTATAAACTCGAGGAATGCGGAAAAACAGTTAAAAAGGTTGAGGCCTGCGGCCGGGCAATTACAATTAACTATCTGCTGGACCCGATAGACGGGGGCGACGGAATTGACCGTGTAGAAATCGCATATGACAGCGAGAGAGGCTGGCAGCATAGAGTGGTTACACGTGACATGCTGGTTAATCAGGCTGAGGCAATCAAACTGGCAAAATTTAGTGTTGATATCACATCCGATATGGCGAGACCGTTCACGAACTGTATGGCATCAATGCTGCGTGAGTCATCAAAACGGAACGCAATCCCGAGCATTCCGTCCTCAAGAAAACTGGCGATTATGAAAGATAAAGAAATCATTTTGCCATTTAGGTCAAAAGACTTTGTTTTTGAGCGAGAGGCGGATTTTCCGGGACTACTGGCAGCAGTCACACCAAATGAAACGGATGCCGGTTATAGTGAGACAGAGTACATGGACGCATACCGAGCTATGCGAAAAAGAAATCTTCCGGGATTTAATCTAATGACAGCGGCAATTCTATCATCACCGGTTGTATGTATGACCAATGCCAACGGATGGGTATACAATATGCACGGCCCGACAGGATGCGGCAAAAGTTTTCTTTTGAGCATTGGCACAACGTTATTCGGGGACTATTATCACGAGAACGGTTCCGGGTATGTAAAAACACCGTTAATGACGAATACAGCGGCAGAGACAATGTGTGACACATTACATTGCTACCCACTGATTATTGATGATTACAACCTGCTACCAGACCAAAAAGAGAGAGACAAATTTAATAAAAACATTATGTTATTTTCAAACGGTCTTGGTAAAGAAAGAGCCACAAAAACCCTAGCGTTAGTTAAATCTGGATTCTGGAAACTGACAACAATTATTGCAGCAGAGCAGTCAATCAGAGAGGCAGCGAAACAGGGCGGTGTCAGTAACCGTTTGTTTGAACTCACACTAGATGACCAATGCCCGTTATCAAAAGAAGAAATCGATAAAATCCTGGTACCGTTCAATAACACACACGGATTTGCAGGCATCAAATTTATTGAGGCGCTGAACACAATGGGCGTTGATGCCATCCGCGAGATGGTGACAGGATATGCTAAAAAGATAACTGAAAAAATGAAAGAAAAAGGATTAGACAAGACTAACAAGCAGATTGACATTGCAGCAATTTTGCTTGCTACGGATGAAATAGCAAAAAATGAGTTATTTAATGATGATGTGCAGCTTGACATTGATGAGGTTATTAAATGGATGGCTGATAATGATGAGGTCAAACAGGAATCCAGATTTTACAACACAATTATTGATAAAATTTACGCTAATGCTGCAAAATTTGAGGGCCTGGCCGCAGATACAGAGATGCGCAGCGGGTTCTGGGGAATTTACAGTTCAGAAATTATTGAGCATAAAATCGTAAATGAAGATGGAAAAACAGAAAAAAAATCCGAGTATGTAAAAACAATTTCATTTATCCCGTCTGAATTGGAAAAAATAGCAGTCTCAGAGGGAGCCAGTGTTGGAGCATTTAAAGATTATCTGAAAAGAAAAAACCTGCTCATTTATGATGAGGGCAGAGCAACCACGAGAGTGAGTTCAGAATTTCTTGGTAAAAGAATTAGAGTTATAAAATTCATCTTGCCGGATGATAGCGAGGAAACAGAGGCAAAAAAAGAAGACAAAAACAATAGCACGATTCCATTCCAGCAGGCGGCCGCCGATGTGAGGGACCGGAAACGGCAGCAGCAGGCGGAGGAGTTAGCGGAGGATATTCCGTTTGCACCAATTGGATAATATAAAGCGTGAGGGCGTTCAACAGAGGCTGGACGCCCTTTTTTTGCGGCATTTGAGTGATTTGGGACCGCTGGGACCGCAAAGACCACAAAAAAAATGATTTTTCATTATATAGGGAAAAAATATATAGTTGTGAAAATACGCTTTTTCTTTTTTTTCTCTATATGGGGAAAATGGTGAGGTCCTACCGGTCCCAGCGGTCCCAAGGAATAATAAATGAATAAATATACAATATATAGTATATAAAATATAATAATTATACAATATATAGTGTTTTTCTTATAATAAATATTCAACATATTGGGACCGGTGTTTTTTCTTGAGTGGTCCCAACCGGTCCCGGAAATGTATATTGTTGAGAAATGAGCGTGTTTTTCTTGTACCAGGTGGATATTTAACGGGTCTGAAGAGATTATAGGTGATGGAAAGAACGTGAGGTTGTGGAAAATTGTGAGGATATCCGCCTTTTATGGAGAGATTAGCACGGCTGGAGCGGTCCTGCGTTACTACTACCGGTCCCGCCGCCCGCAAAATCCGCAATCAGGGACCGGTCCAGTGGGCGCAATTTTTGCCGAATTATCCGCCCGCCAATTGTCGCCACGCCGCCGCCTTGCTGGAGCCCACGGCAGTTGATATAATCTATGTATAAAGAAAAACAGGAGGGGATTATATATGGCACAACAACTAACGGACCGGGAGCGGAAAATCATAAAAAATTTAATCTTTGATGGATGTGCAGAGGATGAGATTTTCTTGCAATTAGGAGCAACTCAGGAGCAAATTCGGGAACTTGTCGCCGAGGTGGCGCTTGAAACCCGTGAAAAAATGCAGCGCATTCGGGGCCTGCTGCATTACCTGCAACAGGACACTTTGCCAATAGAGCGGCGCCGGCACGATACTATTGATTTATTATGCTCATTGAGTGAGGTAATCTATTTCTGGCCGGTTGAGATGCGGGAGCAGATGGACATTACATGCAGGGTGCAGCATTACGAGGAACGGGATTTAAAATCGCTTGCGTACAGATTATGTATATCTGAGCCGGATTATATTTTTTTGACACAGGCAAAAATGCTTCTTGACGATTTATATGCAACAGACTATCGGAACAGATACCGAGAGGACCCGCGGGCGAGGAGGTAGTATATGAATTACGAACAGGCTGAGGATAGGGCGCGGCAGATTTTGCGCGAAGGTGGTTCTACGTGTGCACAAATTGCAGCCGAAACCGGGCTGCCGGAGTGGCACGTTGTGGAGATGTCGCACGAGATTCACGAGGAGCGGGATAGACTCATCGGGGATATTCGGAGCATCATTGGCGCATTGGACCGACAGGAGATTGTGGTTCCAGCCACATATACAGCAATCGTGAATATCATAGAGTTAACTGAGTTGTTAGCCACCGGGCGGCAGGTTGGCAAATATGAAAAATCTGCTTTGCTGAAAACTGTTGTCAATATTGATAACATTGATGAGGTGGTTTTTGAATTAAAGATGATGAGCCAGTTGTGTACAGTGTATATGATACAGCAGCTGCTGAATTTCACGACAGATATATATGCATCTGTTGCACATGATATATTGACAGAGCGGGATAGTGTTCTGCAAGCTGCGACCGAGACCGAGCCGGGCAAGTGGGACTTATAGAACAAAATGAACATCTTTCAGACGGCGGCTGTGCACATAAAAGTGTGCACGCCGCCTTCTTCCGTCCCTCTCATCTATCGCTCCAGCCATCTCTAACCATAACCCCGCATCCATCTTTCAGTACTGCCCGCAAAATGTGTACACCTTTTTTATGCACACCTGCCCGCAATTGTGGTATGCATTTTTTTATGCACACCTTTATCTGTCTTTTTTTTATCTTATTCTTTTCATTTTATGCACACCATATGTAACCCTGAAAATGTTTCTTTTTGTGTATATATTAGTATGCACACAGAATCAGCATTGCCGGCAGCAGGCATAATCTTTAAAAAGTGTACACCTTTATATATCTTATTTTTCTTTATTTTTGTGTATACCTTTATATATTCAATGCCGGCGATTGTTTGCATTTTGTGTACACACTAGGCTATGCACGCCGGCAGCGGTGGATAATGGCCTTTCAGGGTTAAAAAATGCATACACTAGATGATGCAGAAATGCAGCTTTTTTATGTATATCATAGTGTATACATTCTGCCGCAGGCGCCTTCCGGTTTTGCCGGCATTTTTTCTTTTTCTTTTGTATTTTATGTACACACTAGCGGGCACATAAAATGTATCTTTTTATGCATTGCATAGTATGTCCATTAATCCCGTTGCCGCGCCCAGACGCCGCCCGGATGTTCTGCTATATATGCACACTTTTCAGCGGCTATGTCGTATATGTATAGGTGTACACAATTTCAATATTTTTTCTTTTATTTTTACCGGCTTTTTTCGGTATTAATAAAGATACACATTTTTTATCTTCTTTTTTGCATCAATAAAGGTATGCATTTTTTTTTATTTTTTTCTTTAAAAAAAATTTTATTTTTTAAAAAATTCGGCATATTATATATGTACAACAAAGGCGGAGGAATCCTCCAAATCCTTCGCCGGTCTAGGGGATTCGCCCCGGACCTCCTGTGAGTGTACATAATATAATCTGAAAAAGCGGTCGTTCCGTTGAGCAATGCGCCCGGCGGAATGGCTGTTTTTTTTGTCTATTTTTCGGGATTTATGGGCGGAAAGTGGCAGAAATATAACAAATTTTGGAAAATTTGAGCGTATGAAAATCCCCCGGCAGCAGTTATCGTATAGAGCAAAAAGATGTCTTACGGCATAAAAAACTGTGCAGCCGTGCAAGTCAACTATGCACAGCAGCACAGAAAAAAAAGTGTGCGCAAAATAGCAGCAAAAGCCCGCCCGCGCTAGTCGCTCCAGCGCAGCCGGACCGCTGCATTTTTGGCACTTTGATTTTTATTTTTATGCACCGAAAACCCAGTTTTCGGTTTTGGTAAAGCAAGATTACCAAAATTATTTTTGACCAAAATCCGCCGTTTGATTTTGTGCACACGCTAGGTTATGCAATTGTGCATATATAGGTGTACACATTTTATTCATGGTATCGCCAGAGCCCGGACAGGATATGTTCCTGAACTGAATGTAGCTCCTCGAGCGTTATATCGTTACAGGAGAACGCAAACTTTGCATCGCTATATATTGCTAGGGCTAATGCCTGTAATTCAGTGTAGGTATCAATATCGGGCGCAGAGAGGTATATGCGCTTTCGGCGCATCAGGTCTTGGTATTCTTCGTTGTTGGTCCAGTCTAACAGGTCCTCTAGCTCTTTGATAGTTCTCATCATTATTCCCCCTTTATCAGAACACCGTGAGCGTCGCCTGAGATGTAAAAAAACCAGAGCAAAAACCGCTCTTATTTTTTTACATTCACGTTGCGATTTTTATCTTTTATTTTATTTGTCATATTAACTATATCAAAAAAATATAACCCGCACCAGGTGAAATTATTGGTGCATGCGCCGTTATAGCGCAGAGGAGAAAGGAGAATGAAAAATGTAAATAATGAAAAGTTTAGAACAAAAACTATCCGCGAGGAGGAGCAGGACATACAGGACCTGCAGGAGACCATCCGGCGGAATCAAATATCAACTGAATTGTGTGCAGAGATTATTGCTGCAAAGCAACAGAAGATTCAGAACCAACGGTTCTATAACAGTAGAGAGTGGCGCCAGGTTAGAGACCTGGTTGTTGAGCGTGACGGTTGTATAGATGTATGGGAGTATTTAACGACTGGCCGCATTGTCTACCCGGACCGTGTGGATGTACATCATATAGCTGAACTGGACGAATCACCCGAACTTAAACTGTCCCCGAGCAATCTCATAACAATCTCGAGGGATAATCATAGACTGCTCGACCAGCTGTATCACAGAGGAGATAAAAGAAAGATTCAGGAGATTCTATGGGATGAGGCGAGACGCCGGAACCTGATGTTCTTCGGTAATGCAGAGGGAACAGGTCAGCCGATTGTAGGTGAGAGACAACTAACCCTGTTTGATGATATGGGTGTTGAGATATGCAGCGGTATGAGTGCAGATGATGAGGACGACAGTATCATTGAGGTAACAGTATGATTAATAGAATTTGCAGCAGATGCGGACGTATATTGCCGGTGGGCGAGAGATGCTCTTGCCAGCCGGCTTATCGGCGCGATTATAACAGGTTTAGACGAGACCAGAAAATCAAAGAGTTCAGGGCGTCCGCCGGGTGGCGGCTGGTGAGGCAACAGGTCATAGAGCGGGACAATGGAACGGACCAGTATGTACTACACACAACCGGAGCATTGAAGCCCGGGTTCTCTGTCCATCACATCCTGCCGTTGTCTACGCCTGAGGGATGGGCGCGGCGAACTGACCCGAGCAATCTTATTACATTGTCGGACGACACGCACAGCAGCATTGAGTATAGATACAAAACAAAATTCAAGGAGCAACTGCAGCAGGAACTGTTTGAGATTGTGCAGAGGGTGACAGAGGACAGAGCGAGAGACATCGCCGGCGATTGACGCCGAGCGAAACACCCGGGGGGGTGCAAAAATGTTGAACGCTTTGTTCCTTGAAGCCCGGTCATAGATTATCTTTCGCAAATTTCCGAATAGAAAATTTTTTGAGGAGGTGTGGCCCGTATGGGTGCAAAGAAACCGATGGCATTACATACTAGCCATCACACAAAAGCAGAATTGGCTGTTATGGAAGAGGAAAACCAGGTTGCAACATGCAGCCGGTCATTTCTGAACAGTAAACCGCCAAAAATTTTAATTGACAAAACCGCCCGTGATGAGTGGAAACGAATTTGCTTGATTTTAAAGGAAATGTCGGTTATCGGAGACCTGGATATATACGCATTGGTCGGCTATTGCAACAGTTGGAGCCTCTATTGTAGAGCAACAACCGAATTGGCACAACAGCCGCTATCTGTAGAATCAGGAAAAGCGAATCCATTGGTAAATGTACAAATCAAGTATGCGAATGAAATGCGGGCATTTGCTGTAAAAGCCGGAATTTCTGTCAATGCACGACTGACCTATGCATCGTTACAGGTTAAAGATATCGATAACGAAATAAATAATGAATTCGGGCTATAAGAGGTATGGGTATGACAAGAAGAGAAATCATTACTCATTATGCCAGGGACTGTCTGGATGATAAATTCCCGGCCTGTAAAAGGCATAAATGGATGTGTCAAAGGCTGTTAAGAGATTTTGACAGGCTAGATAATGACCCGGATTATCCGTATTACTGGGATGAGGCGGAAGCCGAAAAAATCGTGAGGTGGTTTACATATCTAAGGCATCAAAAGGGGGAACTGGCAGGACAGCCAATAAATCTGACACCGTGGCAGCAGTCTCATATATGTCAATTATACGGTTGGAGGCGTAAAGATAACGGCCGCCGTAGATTCACAAAAATGATGATACAGGTTGCAAGGAAGAATGCCAAAACGCAGGAAGAAGCGGCCGTGTGTCTCTATGAGATGTCGGTCACAGCTAAGAAAAACGGCGAAATGATGGAACTTTTTACGGCCGGAGGCAAAAAAGAAGAAAGTAAAAAGTGCTTTGATGAAGCGGGAAACTTGCTTAATGGTTCGCCATTAAGACCAAAATTTCAGATTAACCGGTCTGAAATCCGTTATCCAGATACGGGCAGCTATCTAAAAATGCTGTCAAAAGATGACGGTAAAAACGGCGATGGGTCCAATCCGGCCGTTCTGGTGCTCGATGAGTACCACCAGCACAAAAATACAGATTTTTATGATTTGGCAATGGGTAGTAACAGTAAAGAGCCGTTACTCATAATTATCACTACGGCCGGGGTAGACCCTCAAAATAGCCCGGCTTACCGTGAATACCAGTATGTGTCTAAGGTATTAAATCCTGATTCTGACATTGAAGATGAAATTTATCTAATAGACATATGCGAGCAGGACGAGGGAGAGGTTGACGACCCGCGGCTTTTGACAGATGAAAATTTATGGCTGAAATCAAACCCTATAAGGGCATCATTTGAGGAGGGCAGGGCGAGGATTCGCCAGTCATACGAAAAGGCGCTGCAGGTTCCGGAAGAAATGCCAAAAGTCCTAACAAAAAATTTCAATATATGGGTGCAGGCGAGAGCCGGCGGCTATATGGATATGAAAAAATGGAAAGCCTGCGAGGTGAAGGAGTTACCGATTGATATAAGAGGTCTCTCATGCGCTGTTGGTATAGATGTATCAGCGACAATTGACCTAACATCATGCGTATTTGTAATACCGTATGAGGACCCGGTAGAAAAGAATGCTGCCGGAGAACCAGTTACTAAGTACATTGTGTTCCACCATTCATTTATCCCCAACCGCGACAAGCTGATTGAAAGAATCAATGTGGATAAAGCCCCATATGACGCCTGGGAGATGCAAGGCTATCTATCGGTTACAAATACCGATGTTGTAGACCAGATGGAGGTTGTGTTATGGGCGATGAATTTTGCCAAAGAACATGACCTACATATTGCATATTGGGCTCCAGACCCTAGTAATGCAGGATTATTGATGACAACGCTATCCGATGCCGGTTATAACGTCTGCCAGGTAAAACAGAGTTATCAGAGCCTGAATGACCCTACTCTCGGGTTACGTGCCGAAATTTTTTCCAAGAACGTTATGTACCTGCCGGACCCGTTGCTAAATTTTGCTATGGGGAATGCGGTCGTAAAAAAGAGCAATGGATTAATAAAAGTTGATAAAGATTCTACAAAACAGCGTATTGACCCGATTGATGCTCTCATATGTGCATTCAAACTGGCCCGCTACATAAAACAAGATGCATACAGCAAAAAGAGGGCAAATGCGGCACTGGACGCATGGATGAAGACCCTGGATGCGCTGTAATGCGGAGGTAAAAAATGAGCAAGAAAAAGAAACAAAAAAAGAAAATAGAAAACAGCAGACCAAAAAATTCTGTTTCGCTTCCGGTTGCTGGGTCATCAATTGACAAGCTGCGTGATTGGTTGGGAGCTGATAGAGATTATGTCTCAGACGATATGTTAAGCGAAATTACATACTATACGTGTCTGAAAACAGACTCTGAGATGATGGGGAAGATGCCATTAAAATTCTACCAAAAAACAAAAGAGGGGACAGTTCAGTCAATTAACGACAATATCAGATTATTAGATTTGAGACCGAACGAATACCAGACGGCAGCAGCACTAAAAGCGTGGTGGGAGATGCAGGTTAACAGATTCGGTAATGCGTTCATCTGGAAAGACCAGGAATTTAAGCCTAACGCCAAATATGGTGGAAAATACGTCGTAAAAGGATTTTATCCGATGCATGCAAGTAACGTTACCGCAATTATAGACGACCGAGGATTATTTGGCACAAATGGAGGACTGTATTTTCAATATACAAATCCATATACCGGAGAAATAGTTATTTTGAAGAATGATGAGGTTTTGCATTTTACGGGTCCATTATCAGATGACGGTGTCCTGGGTCTATCTGTTGAGCAGGTTCTGAGACGTAAGTTTGCAGGTGCAAGAGCTGCTGACGCGTACGAGGCTGAGTTATTTGAACATGGCCTCACAGCCCGCATGGTTCTGCAGTATACAGGAAATTACGATGAACATCGTGTTGAAGAAATTCAGCGAAAATACGGTGATAAGTTAACCGGCGCACAGGCAGCTGGTAAAGTAATCGGGATTCCGTCTGGACTAACGTTAACACCGCTGAATATGAATATGGTTGATGAGGATTTCGTGAATATCCGTAAATATGACTCACTCAGCATAGCCGCGTGTTTGAATGTCAAACCGAGTCAATTAAATATTTACAGTGATAGCAAGTACGCCAGCAGCGAATCGGAAGCGCTCGCATTCCTGGAGGGATTTTCATTCAAATTGAGAATGTATGAGGATGAAATTAATGCAAAACTGCTGACCCCGCAGGAGTACAAAAAAGGCTGTTTTTATAAATTTAACGAACAGGCCGTTCTGAGAGTTGACAGTAAGACAAAATCTGAGGTTATCGGAAATTACGTCAGAGATGGAGTTTACAAGGTTAACGAAGCACGTGAAATTTTGGACCTGCCGCATGCAGAGGGCGGAGACAGAATTTATATTAACGGTTCATATGTACCGCTGACCGAAGCTGGCGTTGCATATAAGAATAAGAATACCGATGGAGGTAAGAACGAATGAAGACAGTAGATATACGAGGCGAGATTGTCCCGAACGAATGGGCGGGATGTTATGCATATGAAAAAGAGACAAATCCGCTATTTACGGCAGACTGCACATGCCCGGCATTCGTACAGGATGTAATTAATACTCTGGAAGATGGCGAAGAATTACAGATAATTGTGAATTCAGGCGGCGGCGATGTAATGAGCGGCAGCGAAATTCACAGTATGCTGAAAAATGCATCAGCAGCAGGACATAAAACCATATGTGAGATTCAGTCCATAGCGGCGAGCGCTGCAAGTATGATTGCATGCGCCTGTGATGTCGTAAAGATGCACAGTACAGCTAAACTTATGATTCACTGTGCATCAACAAGTACAGGTGGAAATCATAGAGATATGGAACGTATGGCGAATATCCTAAGCACTGTTGATAAATCAATTGCGCAGGCATATGTAGAAAAAACCGGTGCAACAGAGGCTCAGGTGCTGGAATGGATGAACCGTGAGGAAGGCTTTTGGCTGGATGCCAACAAATGCGTTGAACTGCATTTTGCGGACGAAGTCATCCATAATAAAAAATTCGTTATAACGAATTCCGTTTGCGGTGACCTGTCTATGACACCGGAACAGGTTGAAAAAATCAAAGACAAAATGGAAAAAGAAAAATTAGATGCCGAGGCAAAAGAGAATGCGGAGCAGGCCGCAGCGATAATTGCTAAGGTTGAAAAAATCAAACTCAAAGCCAAATTGACGGCGATGGGCGTTCATATGAATTTTTAAAGGAGGAAAAGAAAAATGTTAATTTGTACAGATAAGGGCGATTATGTAGTTGCTCAAAAGGTTGTTGCTGTTAGTGTTCAGAAGGACAAAGCCCCTGGACAGTATAACGTCGTGTTACATGTGTCAGGAGATGTTGGAATAATCCTGGCAACATGCAAAACAGAAAGGGCTGCATCATTAATCAGATTCAATTTTGCGTATTTGATAGATTACGGCAAAGATGAGGAGTGTGTGGTTATCGGAAAAAACCAGTACAACGAAAAGGGATTTAAAGAGGCGTGCGAATTAATCAGCGATAAGCGTCTTAGGAGGGCGTTGGCGTAACGCCATCCCCTGGGAGAAGCTGATAACTAATATTTCGGTGAATGTTAGCTGTCAGAACCCCGATTTTTATAATAAATTTTATTTGTCATATTAGTAATAGAAACAAAGCCGGAGACCCGGCGCAAAATAAGCGGCCCGTTGTGGGCTGAAATATATGCCCGTAAGGGGAAGGAGAAAAACGTATGTTTAATAGTACAGTTGAAGAGTTACTGGGGGCAATTGATGACAAAATCGCCTCTATAGAAAATTTAGCCAAAGAGGGGAAGTATAAAGAGGCTAATGCTGCATCAGAAGAACTGAAAGAAATGCAGAAATCCCTCGAGAATCTGCAGGGTATTCATGACAAGACACCTGCACCAAAGAATCCAAAAATTGTAAAACCTGTAGTGCCAAAAGCACAGGACACAGCAGAAGCAAAATTTGCCGATGCTGCAAGACACGGATTCAGAAATGTTATGACTGAAGGAGTTCCGGCTGATGGTGGTTATACCGTTCCGGAGGATATTCAGACAAAAATTAACAAACTGCGTGAGGCAACATTTAACCTGGCACAGTTAGTATCTCAGGAGAGTGTATCTACTGAAACAGGTTCAAGAACCTATCAGAAGAAACATAAGAAGGTGGGATTTTCAAAAATCGGCGAAAAGGGTCACATTACAGCAACAGAACAGCCAGAGTTTTTCCGCCTGTCCTACTCTATCGCAAAATACGGCGGATTTATGCCGGTTACATCTGAGCTGTTAGATGATAGCGATGCAAACATCACAAACGTAATTACTGAATGGCTGGCTGATGAGTCACGTGTTACACGTAATAAACTCGTTATTGATGCGCTCGAGAGAGGTAAAGGAAAGACTGATGCTAATGACCCTAAGAGAACAGCATTCAAGAACATCGCCGGAATCACAAAAATTCTCAACGTTACACTTGGTAGCGCATATAAAGGCACATCCAAAATCATTACAAATGATTATGGTCTGCAGTTACTCTCTGAGCTCACAGACTCAAACGGCCGCGCACTGCTGAATCCGAATCCATCTGACCCGATGAAAATGCAGCTTGCAGCAGGTGCAACAGTTGTTCCGGTTGAGGTTATCCCGGCAAATGAGCTTGAAAACGTAACTGTCAAAACAAAATCTTATGCGCCATTCATCATTGGAGACCTCAAAGAGGGAGCTACTCTGTTCAATAGAAAACAGATGCAGATTAAATCCTCTGATGTTGCATCCGTAACAGGTATGAGTGCATTTGAGGACGACTGCGTGATGTTCAGGGGCCTGGAACGTCTGTCCGTAGAGCCGAAAGATACTGACGCCTATGTCCTGGCATATTTTGACAAAGAAATTGTGGCTGATACAGAGGTAGCAGCCTAACACATAGGGGAGGTGCCGGCCAATGACCGCAGAAAAACAAAAAGAAATTCTCAAAAAAGTCAAAAAAAACGCCGGCATCCCGGAAAGCGTGACAGTCTACGATGAGAGAATTGAGGATTTGATTCCCGATGCAATCATTGAAATGAGAACCGGAGGGGTTCCGCAGAGCGTCATTGACGAAGCGAGCCCCGCCGTTATCACGGCTATTTCGCATTATGTGTGCTATGAAATGGCCGGAGATATTGGCGAGACAAAAAACGCCAACTGGCATTTTGCAAAATTTGAAAGAAAAGTTTTTCGTCTTTCATTAGAGCAACCTGGCGCCACAATGGAGGGGATGTTATGAAAAGAATGACATCAGTAAAGTTCCCGTCAGCCGTATCTGTTGAGCGAGACGCAGCCGGATTTTCTACCAGTGAGGTTATCGCCTGGGGCGACAGTTACCCGGCAACTGTTAGAGATACAACAAATCGGGAGACCGTCGCAGCTCACCAGACAGGCTATGACATAGATAAAATTTTTGTGGTTAGATGTTACGGCGGTCAAAACATTCTGAAAGATGATGCTGATGAATGTGTTTATGATGTACATCGTACATATGCAGCATCTGGCACCCGCGAGATAATCCTAGAGTGCAGCAGACGAGAGCCGGGTTGTGGATATCCAGGGAGGTGAAGTAGATGCCTAAAAATAAAGAATTCCATTATATGCAGGGCGTGAGACAGCCGGGATACTCTCTGATTGATGAGAGAACTGGCATTGAATTCACCCTGGAGGGGTTTGATGAATTAGAAAAACGGTTAGATGAAACTAATAAGGATTCTATTTCACAGGCAATGTTGAGGGTGGCGGAGCCGATTCTCATAAGAGCGCTAGATGCACAGATGGCACGACACCCCGGACCGCTGCAAAAGAGCATGGCAACAACCGGTCCGCAAAAGAATTCAAAGGGGAATTGGTATGTTGCATATAGAGCAACAACCGGAAATGAACGGCCAACGGATAAAATTACGAACCCGCAAAAAATGATTTATTTGATTAACCGAGAGTATATCAGAACGCGGCGAGGAAAACCGTTGACTAAGGAATATGCGATACCTGCAGATGATGTTATTGAGGAGGCAATCAACCGCAGCAAACCGTTAATTGACAATGCTCTGCAGGAGGCATTTGACAAGGCGTTGAGTGAAATTTGGGGGTGACAAAATGGATAATCCATTGGAAAAATTGAAAGACATTGCTGAAAAACTGAATGTTCCATATGCGATTGATAAATATATTGGCCAGGCCGACACATTCGCTGTATATGCGATGAGCGGAGTTACAGGCACAGAATTCGCAGACGACCGGGCGCAGGAACATATAGCGAGCATTCGTTTTGATTATGCAATGCCGCACTCTCAGAATTTTACAAATAAATTATTTGAAATTTTAGATATGTTGATTGATGCAGGATTCGCAGAACCGCGAATTGTTGTCGTTAATGATAACGATAAACATCATATCCTGCAATTTTCAACAGAAATTAGTATATAAAAGCGCCACGAGGCGCGAGGAGGGCAAACTATGGCATTTTATGGAGCAAATACACCAGTTATTGCAAAATATAATGTAGACACGGATACATACTCTGAGGGTATGGTCCTGGCAAAATTAATTTCCACTACTGTAAACCCGACATACAAAGAAGGCTCATTGGCAGCAGATGATGATTCACAGTCTGAATATGAGAAACAATTTTCATATGCGAGCGTTGACGCTGAGACCGACACTGTGCCGATTGAAGCGGGCAAAGTTATGTTCGGTTACCAGGTCGGAACCGGCAGCGGTGATGACAAAGATGAGCTTACATTTGGTGGAGATGACCAGGCGAATTATATCGGTTATGGATTCGTTGTTAGACAGAAAATCCACGGTGCATATTCGTTCGTTGCAATCTGGCTGAAAAAGGTGCTGTTCACACTCTCTGAGGAGAGTTACACAACCGCCGGCGATAACATCCAGTTCACCGGTTCCAAAATCAGCGGTAGAGCAACAGTTACAAACAAAAACAAGTGGAAAAACCAGAAAACTTTTGGAACACAGGAAGAGGCTATTGCATACCTGAAAAAGAAAGCAAACATTACAGAAACAGAATCCGTGTGACGTACAGGCGAGCGAATTAATTTCGCCCGCCTTTTTTAAAAGGAGTAAAAAATGCGAAAAGATGAATTAGAAAATTATTACACAATCATGATAAACGGCGAGGACGTACCGATTGCCTGCACACTGATTGTTATGCGGGAAATCATTAAAAAATTCGGTACGATTGAGGAATTTCTGGGTAAAATCTACCGTCCGAAAGGTGTAGACGAAAAAACTGGAATCCTCACAATGGAGCTGCCAGATATTGATGCAATCTATACAATTCTGCCAATGATGGTTAATGAGGGCGTATATCTGGTAAATGAGAACCGCAGAAATAAAATTGATGCATATGATGCAGATTTTATTTACAGGCACTATGAAACCAGGCTGCACGATATCGGGCTGCAGATGTTCAATGAGATTACAAGGAGCATTAAGAGCCCAAAACGGACGCCGCTCACCGCTACGAGCCAAAAATAACGCCCGCAGGCGATGAGGACGACGAGGAGAGCGGCGAGATAGATTTTGAGTGGATTTTTCTCTGGCTGATGCAGATGGGGTTCACATACCAGGAGGCACAACACTTTACATTCGGCCAATGGAGAGATTTTTTCACGAGTTATAAACCAATACACAATATAATTGTCACTCAATCCACATTCAAGGAACCGCGAAAGATAGATAGAATCTATGTCCCGGATTCAAATTTTGATGAGGAAATTGAGGAGTGACAGGAGGTGAAACATAATGGCGAGCAAAAGAAGTACAATCGGGGCTATCATAAAGCTCGATGGTGAGTCGGCTTTCAGAAATTCCATTTCTAACTGCCGTAACAGCATTTCCGCGACGAGAGCCGAATTGAGCAACATTATCAAATCATACGACGGCAGCGCAAACTCACTGCATGCCCTGACCGAGGTTCAGGCTAAATACTCAGACATCCAGCAGCGGGCGCATGAGCAGGCTGAAAGGATGGCTACAGCATACGAAAAATCATCCAAAAAACAGGATGAAGTCAAAGAATCAATGCAGCAGATGAAAACCGCATATGCAGAGGCACAGAAAACGCTGGAAAAGATGCAGACTAGCGGAACAGAGACTGCCGAGGCCATTGAGGAGCAGGAAAAGGCGACCGATGCAGCATATAAAGCGTATCTGCAGTATGAGTCAGCGGTAGAAAAAGCAGAGGCGAGAACGGCGTATTTTCAGAAAGCCCTGGCTGATGCCAAGGGGGAGGAGATAGAGGCCGGCGAGGCTATCAAAAAATATGCGTCGTATATTGAGGAGGCAAAAGGCAGCACCGATGGAGTAGCTTCCAGCATAGACGGATACGGAAACGAAATTAAAAAAGCCGGCGAAAGCGCCCGCGAGGGTGGAGCCGGGGTTGCGGTATTCACAGGCGCATTGAGTGCCAATGTAGTAACGGCGGGACTGGAAAAGGCCATTGATGTTCTAAAGCAGGGCGTTGAGTATGCCGTGCAGGTTGGTTCAGAATTTGAGGCAAGTCAGTCTAAAGTAAAGGCAATTTCGGACGCTACGGCGGACGAGATGAGTCAAATTGAGGAAATGTCCAAGAAATTGGGCCGGACAACGAAATTTTCGGCAAGCGAAATTTCCGAAGGGTTTTCTTATATGGCATTGGCCGGATGGGATGCAACTCAACAGTTAAGCGCAATGCCGGGCGTTGTTAATTTAGCAATCGCCGCCGAGACCAATTTGGGCGAAGCATCCGACATGGTCACAGACTATCTGAGTGCATTTGGTCTGGGCGCAGAGTATGCCGGAGAGATGGCGGATATGCTGGCGTATGCAATGAGCCATTCTAACGCCAATGTAGAACAATTTGGCGAGGCGTGGAAAAACTCTGCGGCAAATATGAATGCAGCGGGGCAGTCAATGCAGACGACCACAGCAATCCTTGAAGCATTAGCCAACCAGGGACGTAAGGGCAGCGAGGCCGGCACCACCCTCAAAGACATCATGCGTGATATCACTTCAAAGATGTCTGACGGCGCAATTGCAATTGGCGACACAACAGTACAGGTGCAGGACGCGAACGGAAATTTCCGTGACCTCATAGACATACTAGCAGACGTAGAGACAGCAACTGACGGAATGGGAACAGCAGCCCGCGCGGCAGCTCTGTCGGCTGTTTTTACGGATGATTCAATTACCGGCGTTAATATGGCGTTAAAGGAGGGTGTCGGTAACATTCGTGGATATAAGGACGAGTTGAACAACTGCGAGGGCGCGGCGTCTGATATGGCTGAAACTATGAATGATAATTTTTCCGGCGCTATGAAGAATATGGGGAGCGCGGCGGAAGGTTTCGGCAATGCCGTTTATAACTACATTGGCAGACCTCTCACCGGCGCTGTTAATGCTATTACAGACCAGATTAATCATATGACGGACGCATTAGAACCACAGACGGACGAGGTCAGCCGATTTGTTGACCTTGTGGTTGAGGCAAAGGACAAATTAACAGGGCAGAAAGAGCAGGCTGACAATGATTATATTTCCGGAATGTCTCAGGTAACCGAAATGCAGGAATATCTGAAAATTCTTGAAGCTTCACGAAATCATGAGCGCCTTTCTGAATTCCAGACATATAGACTCAGTAATGCAATTAAATCTCTTGCAGGCAACATCCCGGAATTAAATCAATATGTGGATGATACAAATAAACTCCTTGGTCTGTCATCCGGTGAATTTAATAACCTAAAAGGCATCATTGAAAATGATACAAAACGAATGACCGCAGAGGTTATTGCAGAGAAAAGAAACGCTCTGGCACAGATTCTGGCAGACTCAGAACTTGCTGAAAAACAGGCAGAAGACGCAAAAAAAGAGGCGGAACAAAAAGCAAAAGAGGCAAAAGAGGCTGTTGGGACATCCGGTTTTGTATCTTCTAAATTGGTTAATCTTGCTGGTGGTGATATTACGTCATCACTATTTACACGGGCGACCTCATTTATGATAACAAAACCATATACGGACGCGCAAAAAGAGGCGGATAATGCTGTTGAATCATATGAGAAATTGACAAAACAGGCGGATGAATTACAAAAAGAATTAACCGAGTTAGAAGAGTCTTACCCTGGAATGGCGGAAGAAATGGGGCTCGCTACTGACGCTAATGGCAAATGGATTGTGTCAATGGATGAGGCAAAAGACAAGGCAAAGGAAACCTCAGACGCGCAGAAAAAGGCATCTGATGATATGTCTGATTCATCCGAAAAAGTCGGCGATGCATCCGAGGAAATGACGGATACCGTAAGAAAAGCGGCTGAGAATTACGTAACAGCAATGGACAAGATGAAGAGCGCTGACCCGTCAGACGCTATCAGAGACCAACTGGCAGCAGCAGCGGCAGAGGTGCAGTCTTTTCAGGATACCATAAAAGGCAACCTGGCCGGCTTTTCATTATTTGGTGACCGCGATTCATTAATTGATGCATATACGAACACTAACCGCGACGAAATGAAATTAAATATGTCCTGGGCGCTCTCATCTATGAAAAACTATACACAGGAGTTGGACGAGCTGCAAAAAAGAGGAGTTAGCAGCGATTTTATTGATTATCTCACGAGTCAGGGTCAGGCGGGCCTGAATTATGTACACTCTCTGGCATTGGCATCAGATGAGGAGCTGAAGCAGTTCCAGCAGGCATTCAATGAGTATGAAAGCTATACAACAGGTATAAATGATAATGTCAAAAATCTGATGACGGATTATGCACAGACAATCGCTAATGGAATACCAGAAGGCAAGGCGGCCTGGAACCGATATGGGGTTGAAACAGTATCCGGCATTTTTGATGGTATAGATGAAGCTGCGGCTGCTATTAAAAATGGTTCTATTACAGGAACTATTGAGGAAGCAATGAAGGTAGTATTGCAGAACAAGGCGGACCAGATAGAGACACAGAAAACAGCACGAAGAGCTGCTGCGTCTGCACAGTTAGACAGCGCACGGCAGACGACCGGACACACCGGAAATAAAACAAAGACATCATCAAATGATGATGATTTACGAATCACCGATAGAAGACATGTCGTCGTTAATGTTGTGAATCCTGTATATTTGGATAGTAAGAAAATTAGCGAATCAAACAAAAAGAACGCAAAAAACCGCAGTAAAATTACCGGGCGTTCTGAATCGTACTGATATCGGAGGTGATAACAATGGCATATGATGGATGGCTGTTAAAAATCGGAGACTGGATTGTACCTAATACGTACATCCAGCCCGAGACATACAAGGTTGGAAACAACAAAGAAAAAATTTATGACAAGCCAGATTACGACAATGTGAGACATACAGTGTATACACAGAACAAATCGGCGACAATTGAATTTGATACCGCGAAAAATTTCAATCTTAGCGACATAGATGTCGGGAAGATACAGGAGGCCCTGGAGGATGCCAGGGTTACAACCGGTGACCTGAATAAAAATGCGTATAAGCTGAAATTTTACGACCCGAGCACAGATTCATATGTGACTGACAAGTATTTTACGCTGGAACCGCTAATATATACTGTGTCAAAAGTTGGACCTCATCGGGTGTTCTATTACCCGATATCGTTTGAATTTACGGAGGTGGCTATCATTGATTGATAAATTTTACAACAATGAACATTTTTCACCGGATTATGTGAGGGAAAATCCGATAATTATATCAATTCAGTCCATAGACTCATTGGATAGCAAAAAACAATTTGAGCCGTTAACTCACACGAATTTGGTCAGAGGTTCTGTTAAACTAACTCAGACGTTATGTAGCGAGCAGTATTTTATCTGGGGCGGGTTCAATGCATCAAAGTTATCATTTGAGTGTATATCTGACCAATTCACAGACAAAGCGCCATACGGCAAGATTATCCTCACAATCACGCCGACAGTCTATGTTAATGGAGAATTGACAACGATTCTAACAGATGAGGAAACAAGACTGTTCACAGGGTATATTGAGACAGCCGAGCCGGACAGCGTTCCGGGGCATTATACCGTTACTGCATACGATAGATTGTATAGAGTGAGAAATAACAACGTTTGGGACTATATTCAGAAACGCCTGGCAGCAGTAAAGGCGGAGAAAAAACATCTCTCATGGTATAGCGTAGAGCGGCTGATTGCATCAACGCAGTTATTATTGGGTGAAAAAGATACCCTGCCGGAGTGGACAAAGAACATTTATTACCCGGATAATGTTGAAATCAACGCCGAGAACGGAGTGGACCTGCTGCGGGATTTTGCATTATGCACGCAGCGATTCGGCATATTAAATGGTGAAGAGAATTTGGAGTATATTCAGGTTCAGGACAGCGCCAGCGGCAGCGAGTGCTACCGCATAAACAGTTATAACCCGGATGATTTTGAGGCATCACCGGGGCATGTATGGCTACCAAAATATTTCACATCCGAACCAAAGACAAACATTTTTTATACAACCGGCGAGACAACGCAGGACGAAGATTATTACAACAATTTTTACACCATATCCAATAACCCTGTTATCGGTAATCAAGATTGGATTAATGAATTGTATAATTGCGATGAATATGGAACACCAAGTTCTAAATATAGCGTAAATAATCTGCCGGCCGGTCTATTTGATACGGCGAGAATGTGCCTGACTAATGGCGAGGAATATTATTGCCAGGAGTACAAAATTAAAGTTTTATCCGACCCGACAATCCCGATGGGGTCAATTCTTCATGTATACAAAAACGGTTCTCTGATTGTTAAATCATATATAATGGAGCGCACAATCACATTCAGTAGCACACAAACGATTGAATGCGAAATGAGCGCACAGAATGAGGCATACAATACTGTTGTGCCGACATCAGACAAGAGTGCATTGAATGCGAACATTCTGGCGAATCAGGTATCGGCAAAAATGCCATTCATTTCCGACGGTTCCAGCCTGACCAAATTGCGCGCCCGCAAAGTAATCTCAAAAGATGATTACAACAAACTATCCGAAAAACGCGACGACACGATATATTACGTCTACGACACCGGAGGCGATAATTCATGAAATACGCTATATATTACGGCGGGCGGGAAATCACCCCGCCGGATAACATAATGCAAATTTTTCACGGCAGCAAATTAATCTGGGAGAGATTGAAAGCGACAGTGCTGGCAGATACCGCCCTGCGCGGTTACCGATTCACCCGCAAGGGCATTTTGTGCCCGCATACCGTCACACCGGCTGACACAGCGGCGAAAATCTACGACAAAACGGGCAAAAATGTTTTATTTTCAACCTCTTTTGAGCCCTGCTTTAATGAGCAGGAGAGTGGCATTCTCATATGGGACGAAATCCCGATGTATAGAACAATATCAAGGGCTGAATCAGTTATTGCGAAAGATACATCTGATTATGTGGTGCTAAAGAATAACGTTTTTGAGCCGGTCTATTTTGAGCCGATTCTGACCGATACGGCGGCTCAGTGGAAAGGCCATGCGACCGCAATCGCAAGCCATCTGGCAGGATACCCGAACCGAATCGCAGACGGCGGCGGAAGCGGCATTGCGCCGTTAAAATACCCTATCGGTTACACTGACGGCTGGCCCGCCGGAGTATCTAACAGACAGACGCTGGCGTATGTACAAGATGAAATTCTGAATACTGACAAAAATTACGCGGTGTTATCTGTATGCGGTGATACGATGGTATGCGCCGATGACCCGTATATGACGAACAGCGCCTCAGCATATGGTACGATAACCGAGCGAAAACTGGACGGAACATTGATTCAGAGTCTGTTTTCCAGCAATCAAAGGCTGATTACATATAATACAAATGAGCTGCGGAGGCGGTTCTATGTAGCGGGCGATTATGTCATCTACAATTCAACACATAGCAGCAAGCTATATCTGGCTGCAAAGCCAAAAACAGCGAGCGCCGCAACGATTAATCAGGACGGATATCAAAACCCGTATCTGGGGCAGAATCTGCCGGAAAACGTGTTTTTTTACAATGGAAATTATTACATCATTGGTGCAATAATTCGCTATGGCGAAACACCCGAAAGCGCAAAATATACGCTGGAATTGCCTGGTAATGATTTCGGCGGATACAGAGTATACGAGCCGGACAGCCCTGGCTGTTATTGGCTGGATGCTGAAAGCGGCGTTTTATATGTGATAGCATACTCAAACGAGACAGACGAGAACGGCAATTATGATTACAGAGTCATACAGATTCAGTTATGACGGAGGAAGAAGAACAAAATGGACGAAATATTAAAAATAATAGTGATAGAATCCGGATTTTCAGCGGTCATCATTGGTCTGGTCGTTGGACTGATGCAAAAACGATTTGAAAAGATGGAGAAAAAAAGAGAGGAAAAGGAGCAGAGGCAAGAGGCATTGCAGCGGATAATCCTAGAGTCACTCAATGGGGCGATGGACCTATCAATAAGCACGGCCACTGCCATCAGTAGAATCCCCAGCGCACACTGCAACGGCGACATGCACGCCGCACTGGAGGCAGCACAGAAAACAAAAGAGACCCAGCGCCGGGCACTAACCGCCGCCGGCATCTCACACTTGATGCATGATGACTGAAAGAAACATATAAAAAAGCGACCCGAGCAAAAAAAAAATGCCCGAATCGCTTTTTTATTTTTATTTATATTCTGCATATTAACTATATCAATGACAGGAGGAATAGTTATGAAATTTATCACAGAAAAAGAAGAACTGGATAAGCTGAAAAATTTTCAGGTTATCAATAAAGAAAAGTATGAAAAATTAACAGACGAAGAAAAGGGTGACATCACATTTTTTGTCACCGCAGATTAAGGAGGTGTGCAACATGAATATGATGGCACCAGGAAACGGAACATTGCTCAGCGCAGACGGGAAAACAACTGTGAATTTTGTTGATGCATTGGGCGGAGAGAAAACCGGAGAAAAATACAACGTAAACATGATGATGCCAAGAAATGGCGTTTTTTTGGATAGTGAAGGAAATGCGGTGGACATTGTACCAGCTATTATCGATTTTTTACAGAATGGCGGTTCTGGTTCAGGTTCAGGCGGTACAGTATCCCTGAAAAAGCTGACAGTCACTGTTGACGGTCAGGAATATGTATACGACGGAAAGACGGCTATTTCTATTCCAATTACAACAGGCGGCGGAGCAGCGGCAGCAGGACAGCCGTTAAAAATTACAATTGGCGAAACAACATACACATACACTGGAGCAGAGCCTGTAACATTGGAAATTCCGGCAGCGGTAGAGAATCAGGCGCTCTCTATTACCTGCGGTGGCAAGGTCTATACATACGACGGAACAACGGCCGTTTCTCTGGATATCCCGGAGCAGACAGCAAATAAAAGCCTCAATATAAACATTGGCGGCGATACATACAGTTACGACGGAACAGAACAGGTTGATATCACAATCTCAGCAGCAGAGGGAGGTAATTACTAATGGCGAAAACATTATCAGTTAATGATGAATCCCTGATTGCGGTTGCCGATTCAATCCGAAAAAAAACAGGTAAAAGCGAAAAATTAACATTCCCGGCGGAGTTTGTGTCCGAGATTGAAAGCATTACAACCGGCGGCGGAGGTAGTGCGCCGGCAGTAGAGGTTCAGCCGTCAGATGTGAATTTTTTTGATTATGATGGAACCCTCATTGCCGCATATACAGAGGCGCAGGCGAAAGCACTCACAGAATTGCCAACACCGCCGGAACACGACGGGCTGGTATTTCAGGGCTGGAACTATACCCTGGAGGAGGTTATCGCCAATGCAGATGCGGCGGATGTTGGGGCACTGTATATTACAGATGACGGAGCGACACGAATGACCATTGAGGTTATAGAGAGGGGTGCAATAATTTTGTCATTCACACAGACTGTAGCGAGCGGTGTTCAGATTGATTGGGGAGATGGAGAGACCCAGCTCAGTGACAATTATACTGACCAGCAGCATATCAATCATACATATACAGCGGCCGGAGTATACACGATTACACTAAAACCTGTTGATGATTGCGAGATTGGTCTGGGATATACATCACCATATCAGGTTATACGCGGACAGGATACAGTGAGTAAAGAACCTCCAGTAGTAGTCAAAAAAATTAATATTGGCAATGGTGTAACCCGCATTGAATCAGGCGCATTCACCGGATACTACGAGTTAGAGACAGTATCTATGACGAAAAATATAAAATACATTGGCAGACCGGCGCTTCAATATTGCAGAGAATTAAAATTTTTGACGATTCCAAGAGGAGTGACAACAATTTTTGCTGAGACATTTAACTACTGCTATAACCTGCATCACATATCACTGGCACCAGTTATCAAAACGATTAATTCAGCATGGCAATATAACTGCTCGTTGGAACGAATCGTGCTCATTGGAGGCTTCAACCTCAATGCTACTAATGGTATAGGAATTTTTAGTGGCTGCACGATGTTAAGTCAGGCTGTTTTCAAATCCTCTACATTATCATCACTAAAGGGATTTTCAGGAAATATGTTCTATGGTTGCAGCAATTTAAAGAAGGTTGATTTTGCGGGTGTATCAGCGATTTGCAGAATGGCATTTAAAGAATCTGGTGTAGAGGAACTCGAGATTCCTGAGACGGTAATCGATATTGATGATACTAATGGTGGATATACATTCTATGGCTGTAATCAGTTAAGAAGGATTTCTCTCAGTAGTGGATGCAAACTAATCACTCAGGCGATGTTCGGAAATTGCTATAGACTGCAGTACGTAGCATGTAACGGAGATATAATCAAAATTGGAGAAAATGCATTCAAAGATTGCAAATGCATCAAAACAGTGGATTTGTCACATTGCACAGCAATTCCAACGATGACTGCTGCTGCATTCAGTGGAACGCCATCCGACCTGCAGATTTTAGTCCCTGCCGCACTGGCGGACGAATGGAAAGCCGCGACAAACTGGACGACTCTCGCCGATAAGATAGTCGGCGTATAAACATCAAGAATAAAAAATGGAGGTAAAGAGACGATGATTATTTCAGAAACAATCAAATTAAATGACAAAAGTTTCACAAAAACATATTCAGACGCCGGATTCTATATAGAACGCAATGGCGTACACTATGCAGAGGCGATAGATAACATCGGAAGCGACAGAGAGTATACTGAAACAGAAATTCTCATCGAGACCGAGCCGGAGACAACCGAGGAAAAAATAAAAAAAATATCAGCAAAAACGGACAAAAACAGCGCTGACATTGAGTATCTGGCAATGATGACAGATACAAATCTGGAGGGTTAAGGCTATGAGTAAGAAATATAAAACAGTAAAAAATTTTTATGACCGCGGGCTGTGGAGCAAAAAGCGCGTTCATGATGCGGTTGTGAAGAGTTGGATTACAAAAGAGGAATATATGGAAATTACGGGCGAGGAATACGCCGAGGAGGTATAAGGTGATGAAAGAGAGATTTAATGCCTGGCTAAAAACCAGGTCAGGACAGTGGTGCAGAGCAGCAGGAATCAGGGCATTAAAGACGATTCTGTGTGCTGCTATTGGCCTCATCCCGGCGGGAGCGACCATATCGGGAGTTGATTTTCGGCTCATTATAGGTATGGCGTTGTGTGCCGGTGTTGCGTCAATTGTGACGAGTCTGGCCGGATTACCTGAAATCAATGATAAAAGTATGCCGCTATGGAAAGCTGCACTCATACGATGCGCAAAAACATTCGGGCAGGTTGCGGCGCCGCTCATACCGGCAAGTGTGGTTATATCAGCCGTAGATTGGAAAACAATTTTGAGCACCGCAGCGCTGGCATGTCTGTCATCTGTTCTATTATCAATGATGACTGGATTGCCGGAGGTAGACGGAGAGACAACAGAAGACGGAGCGGGCGAATAACCGCCCGCTTCCTTTCTATATATAAGGAGGTAACGAAAGATGAGTATAAAAATTACAAAAATGATTGCGAAAACGCATTGTTATATCGGACAAAATCATCCGAATTATGTAATAATTCACGAAACTGATAATTGGGCGAAAGGGGCAAATAGCCGCGCTCATGCGACCGCTATGAAAAACGGCAACCTGGATGGAACAGTACATTACTATGTAGACAGTCAGGAGTGTTATCAGACATTGGAGCACCAGGACGGCGCCTGGGCGGTTGGTGATGGAAAGGGCAAGTATGGAATAACGAACAAAAACAGTATTAATATTGAAATTTGTGTCAATCCGGAATCAAATTACTACGTAGCAGTTGACCGCGCCGCACAACTGGCCGCAATGCTGCTGAACCAGTATGGATGGGATACATCACACCTCAAAAGGCATTATGACGCAAGCCGTAAACATTGCCCGCGCCGTATCCTGGATGAGGGACTGTGGGATAATTTCGTAAAATGCACAAAATCATATATGAAGAAAGGGACAAACGCCGGCAGTGTAAAGCCGGTGAAAGAAGAAGAGCCAGCGAAACTCTACCGCGTAAGAAAAACCTGGGCAGACTCAAAAAGCCAAATTGGCGCGTATGCATACCTGGATAACGCAAAAATTGCGTGTCCTGCCGGTTATAGTGTCTATGACTGGACCGGAAAGAATGTTTATACAAATACAACAGCAAAAACCGGAACACAGGCAACAAAACTCAAAGGCCTCACACCGGCAGACCTGATTAAGAAAATCGGACCGCTGTTCACTGCTGACCAGTTAAAAACAGGCGTTCTGGCATCCGTATCAATGGCACAGTTCATTCTGGAATCTGGTTGGGGTAAGTCTGGACTAACACAGAAAGCGAACAATGCTTTTGGAATGAAACAGAATTTGTCAGGCAACACCTGGCCGGGCAGTAAATGGGACGGAAAGAGCGTTGTATCTATGAGAACCGGAGAACAGAAAAAGAATGGTGAGCATTATACAATCACCGCCAATTTCAGAAGATACCCGTGCATAGAAGACAGCATCGGTGACCACTCTGCATATCTGGCAGGAGCAAAGAACGGTAACGCGCTGAGATATGCAGGCCTCAAAGGCTGTAAAGATTACAAAAAAGCGGCAACCATTATCAAAAATGGCGGCTATGCAACAGATATTAATTATGTTAATCAGCTATGCCGCATCATTGAGCAGTACAAATTGACTGATTATGATGTGAAAGCCGGCAACACTGGTACCGATTCAAAGCCGGCGGCCACAACACCGACGAGCACAACCACCCAAAAGAAAACATTTAAGGTTAAAGTTACAGCAAACGACTTGAGAATCCGCAAGGGTCCGGGAACGGACTATGCATTCACCGGCAAATATACCGGCAAAGGTAGATTCACGATTGTTGAGGAAAAGGGCGGCTGGGGCCGTCTGAAATCCGGCGCCGGCTGGATATGCCTGACAGTCAACTGTGTAACAAGAGTATAAAAAATGTACATTATATAGGAAGAAACACCATCACCGGGGACAAAAATCCCCGGTTTTTTTATTTTTTTATTTTTCGCGCTGCGTTTTTTAAAATTCCAGCATATTGCATCCAAATAAAAATTTGGAGGGCAATATTATGAGTGATAGAATCGTAGAATTGAAGAAAATGGTGCAGGATGGTATTATAACAGCAGATATCGCAGAACAGGCAATTGTGAAAATTCAGGAGACAGCAATTATGGAGAAAAAAATCACAATGCCGACGATAACAGAACATGTAAGAAAAGGCAAAACTCAATTTACCTGTATGATTCCGGCGAATCTATCAAGAGATGGAAAGCGCCACCAAATCACAGGCTCAACAGAGGAGGAATGTAAGAAAAAATGGACTGCGGCAATGTATAATGTTATTGAGAACGGAACGAGCAGCATTCCGGTAACGCTGGGCGAACTCATGGAGGAGTGGATGTCTAAAAAGCGAGATGTAAAAAAACAGACCCTGGCAGGCTATCACTCACACTATGAAAACCATATCAAAAATAAGGAATTCGCAAAACTGAAAATCAAAGAAATCAAACTGCAAGATTGCAAAGACATCATCGCCGATGTGGTGAATTTTAGAGAAAAAAAAGATGACCGTGAGGTAGGTTTGGGATACAACACGGTCAGACATATCAAGAGTGAAATTTCAATGGCGCTGGATTATGCGGTTGCCAATGACTACATACGAGCAAATTATATGTCAACCGTAAAAATTAATCAAGGGCTCTGTGATAACACGAGAGCACGGGAGTCTAAAGCGTGGAGTGATGAGGAGCTGCAGCAGTTATGCAAAGCGGCAATTAATGAATGGGATGTTAATAAAAAATATCGTTACAGCGCTGTATTAATTGCAATGACATTTACTGGATGCCGCGCCGGCGAGTTCTGCGCGTTAGAGTGGTCTGATTTTGATGCAAAAAACAAAACTTTAAGTATCACAAAAAATTTGACCAGTTATAGGGATTATGAGGAGGACGTACACGTACAGGCGCTGAGTACACCAAAAACAGCTGACAGTGTAAGAAAGATTCAGCTGACCGATGCCGCTGTATGGTGGTTGAGAGAAATTAAACGCCGTCAGGTTGAATGCGGTATCCTCACAAATCACATTGTGAGCACAAGAACAGGAAAAATTGCAAATCAGAGAGATGTAGATATGAGATTCAAAATTTTTTGTAAAGCTGCTGGCGTGGAGTACAATCCGAGCCATGCATGCCGCCGCAGTTATGCGAGCGTACTGATTGATGGAGGAGTCCCGGTTGCGGAGGTATCACGAGACCTGGGACATAAAAAGACGACAACAACATTAAATTCATATTACAAACCGAGAACATCCGGTACTATGACAAGCAAAAAAAATAACGTTTTTGTTAGTGCCATTGCTGCGCCTCAGGTGACAGCAGTGACAGCAGCGGGCAGTATGTCAAGAACCCGTTAAAATAAAGGGATGTGGCGCAACACACCATATCCCGCTGTCTTTTTTACTGTCTAAAAACCCCGCAGCATCAGGCGAGAAAATCGTCTTTTGTTGCGTTTTTTTGTTACTCACCAAGCTTTGGACATCGCTTTCTGGCGCCGGTAAGTGATCGCAAATCGCGAAAAGGAGAAAATCAGATACAATCCTAGACTCCAGAACTTCTTTACGTCAAAATGGATTCATGTTATCATTAATCCATTATGTGAGTTTACCTATGGGAGAAATGTGATGTTCAAAAAAATGAAAAAAAGCAAAGAATCTGTACAGGGATTTACGCTCATAGAATTGATTATTATTGTAGCGATTCTGGGCGTGTTGTTGGTGATTTTAGCACCAGCCTATACAAAGTACATTGAGAGAAGCCGGGAATCAACAGATCTGGCAAATGCCAAATCCGCATATAATGAATTGATGATGAATGTGGCTGAAAAGGAAGAAGATCCAGAGCCTATTAGTTTCAAGTTAAAACAAAAACATCCCGGCTGGCAGAGTCCGCTTCCAATTACAGTCGGGAGTGCTTCCTTTGATGGCACAAATACAGATAACTGGGTTGGAACACCGGGCCGAAACGGAACCTGTGTAGTTTCCTATGATAAAAATAAAGGTGTGATTTTTACCTGGAGTGGTGGAACGGAGGATGCGGCGGCAAGACCAACGTATAAAGGAGATTTGTTGGAAACCGTTACATTTCTTAAGGGAGTATTCTCGAAGCGAAATGAAGGAACTATGCAAAACAATGAAGCTTTCTACTCCAAGCAGACATTTACAATTAATGGAAAGTCGTATACTACCCGAGTTTATTATGCTGATTCAGCTGCTTTCAAAGATGCATTAAAAGGTTATGAGCCAAAACCTGTATCCTATAAGGATAGTCCATTTTTTCCTTTAGAGGCATGGCACAATAACAACCAAAACCAAGGTTTTGCATACTACACCTACGGCAAAGACGGTTCTATCAACATGTTTACCTACGTAAACGAGAATAAGGTCTATCAGACAACTGACGAAGGTAAGACCTGGCAGGACATTACGCCAAATGAAAAATGA